CAAATAATGCTGCCGCTTTGTTGAGCGTGCGGAAATTCGGGGCGTTTTTCTTGTCGTCTAACACTGCAGTAGTTTGCCCGCCAATCGCGGCAACGGCACCTAGAATTGCCGTGTTCAACATATCCGCTAAGCGCGCTTTTGCTAATTGCTGACCAATTTCAATGGCTGCCAATTCTGGGTTTTGCAATACCCAACGATATTGTTGCGGTTCATACTCAATCGGGTGCGTACCTGCAGCCACTTTTACTGCTACATTGAGTAATTGCTCTAGGCGTTTCGCTTGCACTGTACCACTGCCATAAGCATTACGACGACGCACTAAGCCTTGAATCGCTTTAAAGCTCGCACGAATATCAAAATCACCTTGTGTTGGCGCATTTTGCAATGTAATCACGCCACCTGAGGCTTGATTGAATTTTTCAATATCCTGATCGACGGTTTCTGTTAACGCTAAATGCGTTTGTTTGTTGAAGACTTGTAAGTCAAAAGCCATAATAAGCTCCTATGTTATGGTGCGATTGCACCGTAAATAAAAAAGGTGCAATCTCTTGCACCCGATTATGAATGTTGTTGCATATACGCAATTTTTTCTGCGTCGGTTTTACATTCGGCTAAGGATTTAGGGGCATTGCTACCGCCTGTTCCCGCGCCAATACCTGAACCTGATGTACCTGATGGTTTTAAAATCGCATCTTTATTTGGATACGCACCGACTAACGCCTCTAATGCTTCCTCAAAATCGGCTTTTTCACCTGGGCGTGAGCGGCTGTAAATTTCATTGCCATCGGAGAACTTCGCCACCACTTTACCTTCATCTGAAATACTGAAATGCTTACCAAAGAAGGCTTGCACCACATCAGAAGGTAAATTTAAATGTTCTGCGGCATATTTAGAGCGAGCAAACGAACCACCAATTAGTTCTGCGTGCAATTGCGATTGTAGTTTTTCAGCTTGAGATTTGGATTCTGCCAGTTGTTCATCAAAGGTTTTACGCATTTCTGCTTTCACCTTTTCCACTTCGCCCGCATCAATCAACTTCTTATCATCGAGATTTTTCACCGTTTCCAAGGCTTTGATTGCTGCTTTAGGATCGTCAATCCCCGAAAATGCCGAGAGTTTTGCTTCCGCCTGCTCTTTGGCTTCACGGTGTTTTTTCGCCTCACTGTTAAGCTCTGCAATTTTGGCTGTGGCTTTTGTGGCATCAAACGGAATTTCCTTCCCGTCTTCGTGAACATACACAGGCATCCCGTTTTCAACAACCACGTGCCCATTTTCATCAAGTTTTAATTTCATATTGGATTTCCTTCCAGTTAGTTAAGGTTGTGCCTTTTCCAAGGCGTAAAAAAACCGCCTGTAACTTTCGCTACAAGCGGTTGATAATGTTTGTTAGGTTAAGATAATAAAAATGCCATGGCTGCTAAATATTTTTCTTTACGGAGAATATCTTCTTCTTTGATTCTAGGCAATCGAGAAAGATCGGCATTATGCTGTAAGTCTGCTAATTTAACTGAACGCGCTAAAGCGTTTTGCTTAACTCTAATTAAATAATCTTGGTAGTCTTCATCTTTACGTTTTGATATAGCCAAGATGGCATTTGCGATCACATTACCAAATTGTTCTTGAATTTCATCAATGCTAATTGCCGTGTCTTCCACGCTATCGTGCAACCAAGCAACAGCACGCATTTCATCTGTTGAATCGTCTAAATGTTCTACAACAAATTCCAAATGCTCTATATATGGCTTACCGGCTTTATCTTTCTGACCGTGATGCAAACATCTTGCCAATACTTCAGCTTTTTCTGCCCACATTAATGCACCTTGATAAATTGAATGGCTTCTTTTTCACTAATTTCACGATAAGCATCAAAATCGCTGACTAAGATTTTATCCGCCCAAAACGAACCAAACTTTTTATCCCAATCTTCTTTATGAGGTTCATAGGTAGCAAATGAAAGTAAATTATTACCCATACCACGAATCAATTTTTGTTGATTGTCATCTAACTGAGCTAAGTAGTATTGATACATTATTTTACTCCTTTGATTTTTTGAATATCTTTTGGCGTAACTAATTTAGCACTTAATTTCTGCATTTCAATATACAATTTTTCTTTTTCTTCTTGTTCGGTATTTGGGTCGCGAAAACGTTCATAAAGCTGATGTAATTCACCATTTTTTAACGCAAAACTTTCACTTGTATGATATTGCATCTCAAAAATTACATTATCTTTCTTTACAAGAGTCGTGATGAATGTATTAATGCCTTTATAAACAGCACCATCCTTCCAAGTGTTTTTAACAATAATTGTTTTATACCCTTGTTTTTCTAAAGCGGATTGCATTTCCCTATATTGTGTTACAAAATTTTCAGGCAAGAATATTGCTGTATAACGAATAACATCTTTAATGTTATCTATTGCTTGTTGCTCAGAAATCCCTGCCATCATTTCAGTTTCTATTTTACGCTTCAACGAATCCATTGATTTTAAGCGATATTCGAGTCCAGCAACCTCACCATCTACAGAAGCGATAATAGTTGTCACAGCTTTTGTGATTTTGGGTTCTATTTCAACCGCTTGCTGATATTTTTTTGTTACATCCATAGGATTATATTCTTGCGCTAAGCTAGATTTAGAGTATAGCTCTTTCAACGTCAGCGGTCTACCACTCTGATCTAACATATCCGAGAACGTAATCACGCCACGTTCCCATAAATCTGCTTTACCTTTGCCTAGAACCAGCTCTTTCTCTTCAGCCGTTTTATTGTTGAGCCAACTCTCATAATTAATCCGCTCATCCACCTGTCCATTCATTGAAGCACGGGTGCTAGTTGGCATTTCCTCCATTCCTTGCACGCCTAATTCCTCCCAGCTTTTGGTGACAAGCTGAAGAATGCTGCGACAACGTGGGTGCAACGGTGGGCGTTTGTAGGGAATGTTATGCCCGATTGGCTTTTTGTCCAAATCCCATCGCTTGCCGTCTCGCACTTGGCAGACGGTGGAGGTTCTCATATCAAGGGTGGAAAGATGCTCTTCGCCTTGCAGAATATCAAGATTGGCATCGCGCAAGGCTTCGTGGGCGGTGTCAGCCACTTTTGCGACAGCGGTAATGACTAAAGTATCCGCTGTGCGACGGCTAACGCTCATTAACTCTCGTACTTCGGTGGCAAGTTGTCCGTTTTGTTTGCCTTCGGCAACGCCAGTGCGAATAATCCCTTCAAACTTAAAGGCTAAATCTGTACGTTGCTTATTCCACCACGCTTCTAACGGTTGTCCTTCAATGACGGTAACGTTTTTAATCGCTTTAATGCGTGCTTTTGGCACGTCGTTAAACAAATCAAAGCCGATTTCATCGTTATAAAGCTGGCTGATTTTGCTGGCTTCAAGCGATAAAAAACCGCTTAACTCGTCTTGCGTGTAAGCGGTTGTTTCTTGATACGTTTTTGCGATTTCTGCTTTCAATTCAGTAAGCAGTTTATCTAGTGTCTTTGCGGACAAGCCTTCTACACCGATAGCACTGATGCGGTTAATCAGCGATTTTTGCAATGTATTTAACCGCTTGTACACCTGTTGTCGCAAGTGAGCATCATAGCGAAAATGCAAGATTTTGCGGTCGGTTAAGGCGTGGGCAATGCGTTGTCTAAGCGTTGGTTTCTGATGTTTCTTCACTTCCAAAACTCATTCCCTCCGATTGCAGGCGTTCTTGCTCTGTGTTCCACTCTAAGCTGTCAGCTAATAAACCACGACGTTTGGCTTCGTTAAAGGTGGATTGATTCGAAATCACGCCCGCATTACGCAACTGAATCACACTTGCCATTGAAGCGGACGGGTCGAGATCGTTTTCAATATTGCCCGAAATCTGCACGTTACCCGCTTGCTCTTTGGCAATGCCAAGCCAATGCCCTGTATATTCCAAGGCTAAATCAATAGCATCTTCAAAGCGATTTGCCAGTAAACGTAGCTGGGAAATTTCTTTGCCTGCTTCATCACGGGCTTGGCTGTCAGTCATTGCCAAGGCGGTTTTAGTAAGTAACTTCGCCCCTGCGGTTTTCATTTGCTCTTCTAAATCTTTCAGGCTTTCAACACCTGAAGCAATGGCTTGTCCTGAATGTTCGACAAATTGCATTGAGCTGTAAACAGGTAAATGAATCGCGCTACCACCAATAGAAAGCTGTTTTACTTCATCATTGGAATAAATCGCTAACAACGGTACGCGAGCAATGTTAGTGATATTGTCCTGATCCGATTGAGACTGCCAGTGTTTTACATTCAAATACGCCAACTCCATTAAAGGCGGCTCAATGGCATTGGTGAGTTCGTTACGCTTTGTGATAAATGGCACGACAGGCACAAAATCAAGAGGTCGATTTTGGGCAGTGAGGAGCAATTCCGATTCAAGACGAAACTCGCCTTCTGCTTCGCTAAATTTCCGCACTTTACCGATTTCGTACACATAAACGCGTTTCACGGTTTTCACGCCAAATTCGCCATCCTCAACCTGTTCATTTACAACATAGCGGAATTGAGTAATCGCTTGTTTACCATTTACTCGTGCGGTTTTAATGCCCAGTACTTGATGCGGTTTAATATGTACCCAATAAGGACGGGCATTTAAGGCTTTTTCTTCCGCACGGCTTTTCACCGCTTCAACACGCGTGAAATCAATCAAAGCAAAAGAGCAACCATACGCCAAGGCGGAATAAAACCAGCGGGAAGCGAACACATCAAGGTTATTGCCTACTAAATCCACATCATCAAAAAGGGCTTGCACCGCTTCTGTTACATCGGCAACATCAATCGGGTTGAAGAACACTCGACCTGTCATTTGCGAAAGGGTTTCCGACAATGCAGGATAAAGGGTCGAACGCTCAAGGCGTTTGCGGTAACTATCGGGCTCTTCCATTTCCATTTTGAAAAGGTAGGTTTGTGCGGCTTTTCGCATTGTTGCCGTGCCACCAAGTAAATCATCAATAATTTTGGATTTCTTATTTAATTCCACCATTTCAGCGGTGGGAAGATGAACTGACATAGTGAATCCTTAATAGAGTTTGAGGGCGGTTTGCTTGAGCACATCGCGTCTAATTGGGGCAAAGCACATCACGAGTGCATCCGCTTTATTCGGCGAGGGAATGCCACGCTTACGCATATCTTTCTTACTTTCTACCCGTACTTTGCCGTTATTATCGTAATCCACACGAGGGCGAGAGAGTTCTGCTTTTAAATAGTCTAAATCAGGTATATCGCTACTGAGTGAAATCATTTCATCAACGGGATAAACATCACCATATTTGATCGCGCGATAGGTCTTATAAAAACGGTCTCGTAATTGCCACCACGCTTGAGCTTTAATATTGGCGAACATATCGCCGTTTTTCTTGCCTTGTGTGTAAAAGGAATCAGGATTAAACACTGCAGCACCTGCATTAAAGCCGATACAGTTGATCTGATTCGTCTCAATTTCTCGGTATTTTGCTTTTACACCTGCCCCCACACCGATAGAGTCGAAAACGATCTCATCTGCTTGCCATTCCACTGCTTTTGAATGGGTGCGTAATGCTGATTTAATCACATCTTCGCCCCGCCACTCCTCTAAACCAAGTACTACAGAACCGTGTGCAAAACAGATAGCATTCGCATCAGCCCCATCATCGGCAACGTCAAAGCCCACAATTTTTCGACCGCTTGCGGTAAAGTTCAATCGTTTGTGAGCATCAACAGCACATTCAATCCAAACAGGCTTAATAATCGCCAAATCAGAATCAGCGACAGGTTCGCCCTCATAAACGTGACGATAAAGCTCATAATCACGCTCACGCATTTGCTCCAAATCTTCTAACAGCTCTTTAGGGAAATAGGGGTTATCTTGCCAATTCACTAAGACCGATCTACACCGTTCAGGCGGATGAATCACAAAGCGTTGATAAGTATCGTCCAGAATGTTTTTCGGATTGAAACTCACAATAATCTGCGAGCCATCTTCACGAATGGTCGGAATCAACACATCCCAACTTTCTTTTGAAACATTCTCGCCTTCTTCCACCCAAACCACATCAATACCCGTCATTGACTTGATTGAAGTGATGTTGGTTTTCAGACCAGCAAACGTAAAACGAGAACCGTTTTGCCCGATAATTTGCGTTTTCTGTACATCAAAAAAGGCTTGTAAGCCAAGCATTTCAATCTGATCTGCCAACATCTGAATCACAGAATCAGAAATCGATTTCTGAATTTCACGACAACACAACACCCGAATCGGTTGAGTATAAGCACGTAGCACTAACGCACGGGCAATACTGAAACTTTTCCCAGAACCACGTCCGCCATAGAAAATAATAAAACGCCAAATAGATTCAAATAGCGGTCGGAATTTCGTAGGAAATTTAAGGTTCTTCTGGTTCATCGCTAAAACTAATGTTGATGACTGCAGGTAACGCATTACCGCCTGAGGTAACATCGACTCTATCTTTAAACATACCAAGATGTTTGCCTAGTAGCTCAAGTGCTTTGTTTGCACCTGTCGGTTCAAAAACGAAACATTCGGTATTAACGCTTTGTGCCGTTCCTTCTTGAGCGTTTTTTACTACAGTGGTAATGGTAAGCGGCTTTCTTCCCATACAAATATCACGATACTCTTGCAAATCTGCAATGATGTTATCTACGGTAAGATTATGGCGTTGTCTGTGCTCTTGTTGCAGTTCTTCAATACGGACCGTGATCGGACCGTTCTTTAATAATTCTTTTGCTTTTGTATTGATGGTGCTCGTTTGCATTTTTGAGCAATCATATGCTTGCCGATACGCTTCACTCGCATTCCCCAGCTCAATATAAAGCTGACAAAATTTTTCTTGTTTAGGCGTTAATCCACGACCAGACGTGGATTTTCCTTTCACGTCTGACATAGGAAATCCTTACTTAATCGGCAGTTCAATCTGCAGTTTATCTTCAAAAACGCTTAGCGTTCCTTCAAGCAATGGCTTTTTACCTTTCCATTGACTTAAGCCAGCACCGCATAAACTCGCAAAACGTTTATCTGACTGATATTCGCCAAGCACTTGGTAATATTGCTCAAGGAGTGTCATTCCGCTTTGAACTAACTGCTCTTGCATAAAATTAAAGGCTTTGATGTAAGCAATCTTGATTGCCATTGCTTTCTTAGTTTTATAACCCATAACCAGCAACATAAAACCGTCTTTTGTCATCTCGAACATTGGACGTTTTTCGCCTTTTTTGTCGATATATTCAACCAAACCAAAATTGGTTCGGTTAAATTCATCATCTCCTGCCTCTAAAATTTCACGAATATCACGCATAACGTGATGATGATATTTACCAAAAACCTTTGCTACCATTTCTGATGTGGTAATCGTTTTTGCATCTTTATTTTGTACAAATTGCTTAAAGTTTTCTGGATTAGCTAATTGCATATTTTTTCCTTCTGCTGAATTTTAGATAATAAAAAACCCGACCATTTCTGATCGGGTTATTTAGTCCTAACAAAACTACCGAGAAGGCTTGGTTTCTACCAATTTAAAGATGTTAGACATTAGTCGTGATTATTTACTGCCTTTTGCTTGATTAATCCACTTATTGAGATTATCCACTTGGCTTGCGCATTTATCTCGCTCTGCTGTTACCTTAACAAGCTGTATGACTACATCACCGTATGTCTCACCAGTAAACGCTGTTTTAACACAAGGTGCAGTGTAGGCTTGAGGTGGGTAAATATATTCTGCTTTGGTCGTGACTTTATTTGTACAAGCGGTCAAGAGCAGACTGAGGCAAACGAGTGTGAGCACAAGGTTGTGTCTTAATGATTGTTTTAACTGATTCAGCATTTTCTGTTGCCCCCCTTTCTATTTCATCATTACGTTGCTGTTGTGCTATTACCGCATCACGCTCTTGTTGTAGTGCAATGGTCAATGCCTTGTTCGCATCTTCTTGCTGCTGAATGGTCTGAGCTTGTTGCTTTGTGGTTATGTTCAACTCATCTATAACACTTGATTGGTAACGCAATGCACCAAACAAAACTACTACAACAACCCCTAACACTATGTAAATGTACTTAGTCATTATCAGTTACCATTAATGCTCGATATAGCTTGCAACGCTCATCAATGCCATTTAGCCCACCATTAATTCTTCGAGTCACTTTCTCTACCGAATTAAGATCAGCTAATTCACAGAGTTTCCAATACCAAACAGCAGCTTTAACTGATAAGTCTAAATTACTTGCTATATCTTCTGGCTCTATATCTCTACCTAACCATTTTCTAAACGCGGCATAATTATCCTTACCTGTGATCTGAATTAGTCCACGACCACGATATTTCCAACCATCTCCGCTTTTCTCATCTCCATTACCTAAACGATTAGCATAAACACGATTGGCTATGAGCTCAGGTTTGCGCTCATATTTCTTGGCTGTAAGTGGATCGGGGAAATATTTACGGAAAGTTTGAGAAAGCCCAGACCAAGAATAATTTAAGTTTTCTTTAAATCTTGTAAATCCTCCACTTTCATGCCCGCATTGAGCTAAGAACATAGCTTGTTGCATCTTAGTTATACAACCTGCTTTTTCTATTTGTTCTGAAATAGCTTGATAAACACCATTAACTGCATGAGGGAAAATTTTATTGAACGTCACTTCGGAAATCATCATTGTCATCTTTTTCAATTCTCCGATTAATGAATTTAAATAAGAATTCGCGAATTTTCTCAGTACCAACAAACCCAATCATCGTGCCAAGAAACGATGAGTATTCACTATGCCCAAAAATATGAGTGCAGATAGGCACTGCTACGCCAGCAATAGATGCACACATAGCTGCATCAATGAACACATATCGGAAACTTGGTTTCTTACGCATAAATCCAAGTCTTAAAATAGAAATAAATAATGCCCACAGGGCGCTTTGAATAGAGCTAGAACTCAAATTAATTTGTAACCAAGACCATATTAACGCCCATATATCAGGCTCTTTAATTGGCATATTTCCCCCTAATTTTTTAGGCAATAAAAAAGCCCACGCATTAACGTGAGCTTGTGATAGATGTCCTTACCCCGTGCGATTTCTCGCGCAATAAAGTCTAACAAGGTAAGGAGCTATTACTGTAAACAAAAAGCCCCGACCGTTTCCGATCAGGGCTGTAAAAATTTATTCGGTGAACATCACTTACACAACGACCACCTTACATCTAAATGATAGGACAAGATGACAAGGTTTGTCAATAAGTAATTTTGATACTTCTTGCATTTTGTCGTCCAGTTCGCAAAATAACGAACCCAGTTATAAGAAGTTCGTGAATTATTGCCTTCGCTAATTTTAGCTCTTTTTCGACATTTCGCTTCATTGTTTTGAGGCTTGGAGTGCGAATATCTGGCTTACCTGCGCACGGCTGCATTTTTATCTCTCCGCAGTTTTCACGGAGTTTAACCGCTATATGATTAATAGTGCTTTTATTAACATAATAGGAAAATACGATATAGTGTAAAGTGCGGTCGTTTTTAAGGAAAAATCTCTCAATAACTTCACTAATCATCATTCCTGTTGAATCATCGCACATTGGTTCATTTGACTCTGTTGGGTTTACTGATTGCATTAGTTTTGCAATAATATTTAATTGTGACTTTTCAAGCCTACCACTGCGCACCCATGCACCCCATTGATACATATTACGGTCAACAAATTCTTCTTGTTCAATCGTTAGTTCTGATAACTCGCTAAATTTACGCATTTATTCCTCTAACTCTTTAATTTTTGCCTTGTAATACTTAATAATCGCCTTGCAATCTTCAATGGTGTATTTCTTAGGTTCGTGATCTTGCCGTTCTAACCAAGCCACCTTATCTACACCGATTTTATTGATAAGATTGATTCGATATTCGATGATATTTCCGCTCTTATGGTCATTACAGGGTGCGCATTGTTTATGCACGTTGAGCTCACAAAATCTTAATTCAGGGCACGCTCCCACACTCCGATAATGCCCCGCGTGGTATTGCCCTTGATGATACCGACCGCAACTTACACAAGGCTGGTCTTTATCCCTTAAACGGATAAATTTATTAAATACCGATTGCGCCTCTTTTAACCATTCTGAACGGCTTTTTAATTTAGCCTTACGTTCCCTTTGCTTTTTCTTTTCTGCTCGTTCTTGCGCCAGCGAATGCCAGCGTTGATGAAGCCGTCAATGTCTCCGTCAAACACGGACTGGGGGTTGCCGGATTCGAACTCGGTGCGCAGGTCCTTCACCATCTGGTAGGGCTGGAGCACGTAGGAGCGCATCTGGTCACCCCACGAGGCCTTGACGTCGCCGGCGAGTTCCTTTTTCTTTGCTTGTTCTTCCTCGTGGCGCAGTACGAGGAGGCGGGACTGCAGGACTCGCAGGGCGGCTGCGCGGTTCTGGATCTGGGACTTCTCATCCTGCATGGACACGACGATGCCCGTCGGGATGTGGGTCATGCGCACGGCCGAGTCGGTCGTGTTGACGGACTGACCGCCGGGTCCCGAGGAGCGAAAGACGTCAATCTTCAGCTCGGACTCGGGGATCTCGATGTGGTCCGTGGTCTCAATGAGGGGGATGACCTCGACGGCCGCGAAGGACGTCTGGCGGCGGCCCTGGTTGTCGAAGGGGCTGATGCGCACGAGGCGGTGGGTGCCGGCCTCGACGGAGAGCGTCCCGTAGGCGTAGGGGGCGTGGACCTCGAAGGTGACCGACTTCAGACCCGCCTCCTCGGCGTAGGAGGTGTTGAGGACCTTGACGGGGTAGTCGTGCCGCTCGGCCCAGCGGGTGTACATGCGCAGGAGCATCTCGGCGAAGTCGGCGGCGTCCACACCACCGGCGCCCGAGCGGATGGTGATGACGGCGTTGCGCTCGTCGTACTCGCCGTCCAGCAGCGTACGGATCTCCAGGTCGGACAGGTCCTTATGCAGCTTCTCCAGGTCAGCCTCGGCCTCCGCCAGGATGTCAGCGCCCTCGTCGGGATCCTCAGCAGCCATTTCCACCATGGCCTCGAGGTCATCAATGCGCTCGCTCATCTGCGTGACGCGATCAAGCTCGCTCTGGCGGTGGCTCAGCGCGCTGGTGACAGCCTGCGCGGCGCTCGGGTCGTCCCACAGGTCGGGGGCGGCTGCCTTCTCGTTCAGCTCGGCGATCTGTGCGCGCAGCTTGTCCGGCTGCACGACAGCGAGGATGTTCTCCATCGTGGTGCGCAGGGACGGGATCTCTTCAGAAAATTCAATGGCCACACACCCAGGGTAGCCGATTCGCGCCCTCACCAGGGGCGCGAGGAGTGGTCGATGTCGGGCGTTTCGCAGACCGGGCCACAGATCCAGGCCAGAATACAGCGGTGCCCCGACGCCGCGAGGACGCCGGGGCACTGACAGGAATCGGATCAGATGAGACCCATCGCGACCATCGCGTCGGCCACCTTACGGAAGCCCGCAAGGTTTGCGCCGGCAACGTAGTCGCCCGCG